GAAAAAATCTTCGTTGAAATTAGACTGTACAAATCGATCGACAACATTATCAAAATAATTAGATAAAGTTACTTCGCTATTACCAATACAATCTGTAAATAAATAATAATATTTATTAACGTCTTCTTCTTCAAATTCTTCGTATAAGAAGTTTAATAATTGTTTTTGCGATATCTTTAACGTTGCCTCTATATAATCATGTTCAATATCTTCATTAATATTAAACAATGTTACTGGAGAAATAATTCTTTTATTAGAGTCTATTAAAAAAGAATAATAACAGCCGTCATAAATAGAATTACCTTGTATTGGTAAATCAACAATTAAATTATCGACTTTCTTCTTAAATAAAATTTGATCAGATGCTAAGCCTTCGACATCAGTGATACAGAAGTATACACCGTCTAAATCAGAATATTTATTGGCACCTTCGATATGTGCCGTGATATATTCTTCGTCGACACCAATTCTTGGCTGTTGTAAATAATGAGCATCGACATTTTTATCCATTAGTAAACTAATAGCAAGTTGTGTTTCTTCGTCGAATTTATGATAAGCCAATGGTAAATATCTAAGTCCATTTAATCGACTATTAATAGACTCTACTATTTTATATAACCTATCCCATACTTGTTTAGCCGTATCGACTGTAGGATTTAACGTATAATAACTATTAATTAATTGATTATCGACAATGATATCTAGTCGATATAAATAATCTCGATCTAAGAAAGATAAATCGACATCTTCTTTATCAAAGAATACTGTATCTTGATATTCATAAAATTTACCAGTAAATTTATATAGCTTAATAGATCCTGATAAAAATCCATTAGCCAATTCAGGATTCATCAATGCTCGTTGCGAATCGTAAATATATAAGCTACTATTGTTATCGATATTATTATTAAAGTTATTATTGTTGTTTAATTTAATAGCGCCCATTAATAAATAAAAGAAATTTAATTTTTGTTTTTTATCGTTTGTAGCTAAATAGGCATAGTACAAAGATTCTACTAAATTTAAACCTCTTTCATTTGAAATGTTTTCTACATAATCAACAATTGTTTGAATGTCTTTAACTTGAATAGATATATCATTAAGATATTCAATTTGATCGGTCATCGTTTCTGAAAAAATCTCGATGTATTTTTCTTCGGACTTTCCATCAGGACCAGATGTCCATAGTCGATACATGTTATTTTCTAAATCATCGATAATAATATTAGCATCGTCTAATGTAAAATCTCTTACTTTAGATCCGTCATCAACATATAACGTAGTATGACCATTAAAATAATCGTTACAATATAAAGAGACGAAATCTTCGAACTGCCATAAGAATGTAATACTAGATGTGTTCAATTAGTTCGTCGCCTCCTTTATTGTCTACATGTGTATCTATAATAACCACGTTACCATTTTCATCTAATTTATAATGAGTTGCTTCTTCTTCCTTAACAGTTTTATTACGATTTTTTCTAAAGTTAGAGTAATCAGGAATATCATCTTTTTTCTCATGACGATCATTTTCTTTTTTTCTAAAGTCATCATATGAAGGAAGATTAGAATTATCTTTCTTAGGATCTAATCTATATTTAGAATAGTCCGGAATTTCAGATTCGTTTTTAGCTTTACCATTAACTCTAAACTTAGAATAATCAGGAACGTCACGTCTTAATGTATATAATGATGTTCTAAAATTATCGTATTCTTTATTAACTTTTAAACGTTTACGTTCTAAGAAACGAACTTTCTTTTGTGTCTTAGATAATAATGCTTGAGACGGATAATATTGTTCGGCTTCAGTTCTAAGATTATAATAATCTTTTTTAAGCTGGGCCATCTTTTCAGATTCTTTTTCGCCCATAAACTGATCGGCTAACTTTTTATATTTTCTATTAAGAGCATCCATATATGTCTTAAAAGAATAATATCCTTCTTTAGACAATGTTAATACAGGAATACCATATTGTACTTTAATATTTTGCGTTTTAATCTTAGCATTATTAGTTGTTAACCATGGATTAGAATCAATTATACTTTTTTCATTAAGAGTATAATAGTTTTGAGACTCTGTCATATAATCGATATCGGTCGCATAATAATGATATGTATTTTCTGTTAAGATATCGTTAATCGACATAATCTGACCTTCATCGATTATCGTACAATTATACACACTAATGGTAGACTGACGTCCATATTCATTAGCGAACGATAATGTAACGTCAAAATTAGGTAATTCATCCATTAAAAAATGTTTATTTTGATAATTACCTTTTTTATATACATCGTCCATAATCTCATAGATAACATGTTTATCTAATACGGCAAACACCATAGAGCCGGCAATTGTTCTTGGGCCATCGACATACGTGATAGCATTAACATCGCCTAACGTTCTTACCGGAGCTTTTTCTTGATGTATACTATAGGAGAATGTTTGTAGGCTCCCAAATACTTTCGAAATCGTTTCTTGACCTGGAATCGTAATATTAATAGAAGCTACAATATCACACCCGCTATAAGAAGTATACGTTCTCGTATACTTTGAGGTTTGGACCACGTCTTTATTACCTAAAGACAAATCATTTGGCATATTTCACCTTTAAATTATATAATTTCATATATTGTTGAACTCTATTATTGATCAACGTAATAATGTTCGTTTTAAGCTCAATATTACGCTCACTAATAATATTATAGCATATTTCTTCCATATCTTTCTTAACATTACTAGAATGTTCACCAGATAATAAAGAACTATTAATGTAATCTTGTAAACCACGATTTAGATACAGAAATATTTGATTAGTATTTTCTTGAGATTTTTTCACGCCTATTGTCTCCTAAGAAAAAAATAAAAGGCGAGGAAAAAATTTCCTCGCCGAATTTATTAGTACTTGTTATCAAGCAAGTATTTGTTTTCTACTGGTTGCAAGTAATCGACAGAGCGAGCAATGTAAGTACAAGCTTTATCAGTAGTAGTAGAATCTACAGAGAAGCTAGATGCTTCATTCAAAATTTCGCAGCCATAGATAACCATTACTGCGGATTGACCATATTCGTTCGCAAAGGACAATGTAATGTCAAATGGAGGAATTTCGTCAGAATATTTTGGAGTAGATTGAATAGCTACATTTTGTGTAACTTTGAATGGGTTAGTGGAAGCTACTTGGCTATTGCTGTTGTTAGCGCCCAAGGAATTAACAACCATATTAGTTAATTTTGTATCCCATTCTGTAATTGTGTATGGTTGGTAGTTAATGTCGCCACCAATACGTTGGAAGTAAGCTGCTTTAGCAGCACGAACAGCAAGTGCGTCGACTAGAGCATCACGGTCAAATAACGTGAATACAATAGTACCTGCAATACCTCTTTTTGGACCTAGTCTTTAGTTTTAACTAAAGTCGAGACTATATCTTCATCCCTGGTACGATCGAATTTTCTTTTTAAACATAGGCATCCATCATAATAAATTACTTTTAATAGTTCACGTGCTGTTTTAAAATTGTAAGTTATAACATAAATATTTTCCTTGCCTTTTTTACTTACAGCATTCGTATTATGTGGATATAATAATTTAGTTTTTTCATTTAATTCTTTTAGAAAAATTTCATTGCCTAAGATTCTTAATCTAGCACCAATATAAATTTTATCACCTTTATAGCCTTTTGTAGAATCTATATTTCCATCACCATCAATTATTCCTCGAATAAAATCTCGAAGATATTTATTTGGCACTTTTGGAAATCTAATTTCTTCAGTTTTTCTATTACTAGTCATTGAAAAATATTCTTTTAATTTTCTTGTCATTTCTATATTAAAAAATGATGCTCGATAAGAATTTGTTTTTTCTCTGAAAGCAACTTCTTTTTCTGGACATATGTAATCATTTAATTTTTTTACCATATATCCATCTTTTTCATTAAGTTCAAAAATGATTCCACTATTTGTTAGTGAACCATCTGCTGCTAAAAAACCAAGAAAATAATATTTTTCAGGCGATTCTTTTTCTAAAATATCAAAATTATAATTATATATTGCCATATTTATGACCTCCTTATATATTAATTATATTATAAGAAGATAAATATTGCAATACCTATATTACCCAGGGAGCTCTGCACTTCCATCAGCTGTTATGATGTACTCCTTACGGATAGTCGTTGAGGCGCTTACGCTGCCTGCTGATTGCCCAATCCTTTAGATTGTCACACTTTGGTACTAAAGGCTCTAAGGGGTTTCCAGCATATCACAGAGTTTAATTATACATTGCATTACTGCAAAGGAGAAGCAAAAGTGGTATTCTTACCTCTCGAAATAGAGCGAGGTTCTGCTGAACCAAATGTGTAGTGAAAATGATTATCAATAAGTTTTTTATCTTATTCTCTGGAAGTTTCCTTCATTTGCATCGATCAGTTTATTCTGATCCAGACTAGCATAAATTTTTACCTTCGTTTAACGTTAAGCAGTACTAACTCCTAATACTGGATAATCTATAATTATCGTAATGCGGCCTCGTGGATGGATTATATCTTTTCACCATCTATGCGTTGCCCCTGACTTAACTTAGTTAAGCCTTCGGTTCGGATTAGCATATACTATAGAGTACTTAGCCTTCCCGCTTAATTCCGCATTAATAACCTTATCATTTCTGATTAGGACGGCCTACACGTTGACCGGAGCCTTTTCACGGTTAATAGAAACTGTAATACCTTGAATTTCAGCTACTACTTCGGAACCGAATGTAGCTACGATATCACAGCCGGAAAAAGTAGTATAACTACGAGTGTATTCAGACGCTGTAGTTACACCAGAGTTATTAGAGTAAGCCATGTGTTAAATAATGGGGCGGAGGTTATCCGCCCCCTCCTTCTTTAATTAAAAACTACTAGGTACCAGGTTGACGAATTTGAATGTAGTTATTGATTTGACGAATTTCGTTAAATGGCATAATAGTGTAATTGATATCAATATAAGTATATTGAAGAGCAGTTACGTCATTAGCAATTTCGAATAAGTAGTCATATAACAATACACCTTTAAGTTTATTCAACTCAGATGTCAAACCTGTTTGGATAGAGTTACGAACGGAGATTGTATTTTGTTTACCGATAAATGGTTCACAAACACGGCGAATAGCACGTTCAACAGCGTCGATGATACGAACACTGTTAAGACGAGACAATGCATCAGTTGGATCTGCCATTGTACAGCCGTCAGTAATTACATAACCACGAGTAAATGTATTCTTAACTGTAACAATACCTTTAGAAGTTAAGTTAGATAATTGAGAAGCTGTTAATTCGAACAATGGAGAAATGCCGATTTTTTGGTTCGTAGGAGATTGTTCTACAGGCAATGCGGAAACCATACCAGCATAAGCTGCAGCACCGTTACCTACATATGCGTAAGTAGAATTATAAACTGGTACATTGTTTTGGAAGAATGTACAAGAAATAGAACGGCCGATATCGACAGGAGTACCGTCGTCATCAATTACGGAACGACCGTTACCACGTTTCAATTCTAGGTTAAGATTTAAACTATTCAAATCTTGGAATTTTTGTTCAACGCCAGATAATGTGTAGTCGGAAATACGTTCAACACCAATTAAACCATGAGTATGAGCAGTTTTTAATTCTGTATACAAGCAATGTTGTGCCAATTGACGAGCGAAGTTATCAGGAGTACGATAAGGAATACGCATAGTATAATCGTAATCGATAGTACGGTCTTTAGCCAAAGTAGCTAACGCAACTTTGCCGCCAACCAATACAGGTTCTAATACTTCTTCGATAAGAGCATCTTTTTCGACGATACCATTATCAGTCAATTCTACAGTAAAGTTATCAGTGAAGTTAACGTTATCTTTCAAGTCAGAAATAAATTCTGCTACAGTACGATAATTAAAGTCTGTTACAGAAATGATAACACGGTTGTCTACGCAATCGAAGTTTTCAATATAAGTAACGACTTTATCGTCACGAGCATCTTTATCTGTTAAGATATCATATTCACCGATAGGAGTTACAGCACCAGTGTCATATTTGCCAACACATAATACGTCATTAACAGAAAGTAATACGTATTTAGCATTAGCAGCAGTTGCAGCAGCAGCGGCAGCAGTCGTTGCATAGTATGCAGCAGTCGTTGCATCAGCATCTGTCAATAAACCATTCATAGCTGTATCATATTGAAGATCAGCAAGAGATGCGATTTCTTTAAATGTTACAGTATTACCAGTTGCTGGTTCTGCTTCGATGATTTTATCTTTCGTAACGAAGTGTTTGAATTTTTGATGTGGAGAAACAGCATTTTGAAGCTTACCATCGAACGTAATAGATTTCACTTCTTTAGTGTCTTCAAAGTAGAATGTTTGACCAGCTTCATAAGTTTTATGATCTAAATCCAAAGCAGCTTCATTAGCTACGGAAGGGATAACTGTAAATACTTCGTTTTGATAAATGTTTTCGTCAATGATTTCTGCAGCATTATCTACTTTAGCAAAGCTAAATTTATAAGAACGTGGAGAATGTTTAGTATCTTTAACGTTAACTACAGGAGTTACTTTAAACATTTCAGTATCGACTACAGGAGCACCACCTGCTACAGTGTTAACCATAACAGCATCGATAGGGAATGCTTTTAAGAAATCTTTTGGTTTAGGAAGGCGACCGCCAATTACAGTATCAGCACAGATTTGAGCGCCCAATACACGATAAGGCATATCGGCATTTTGCAATACAGAATATGCACCTTCACCAATAGATATTACATATTGTTTATCTTTAACGTCAGATTCTTTTACACGAGGAGTCAAATATTGACCAGTAGAATTTGTACGAGGATAAGCTGTTGCTGTAATAGCAAAGCCAGAACCTAACTTCATGTATTTTTGGAAGTTAGTCATATTAGTATCTTCATAATCGTTATCATCTTCTTCGAATGCTAATGCAGATGCACCAGGAGTACGAAGATAATCGTTATGAGTATACATTTTTAAGCCGACAGTTGTGAAGGCTTCGTTCAAATCTTTATCGCTTACAGAGTAAATAGGATACTCAGCATTAACATCTGTATTAATACGAAGAGTATGGAAATATTTACCAGTGAAAGAACCAAAAGGTTTTGGAGATTTTTTAGATTTAATTACATGAGTACGAACTTCTGTACGGCAAGGTACTAAGGAGCGTTTACGACCTAAGAAGTATGTACCAGGGAAAATAGAACCAAGAGCTAATTCGTAAGAATCTTTACGAAGTGTAACATCTTGACCTTTTTTATTTACGATAGACAAAGTAACAACGTTGTTACGAGGGAAGTTATTGATATGACGAATTACTTCGGAGATAGGAGTATCGGCAGTAAAGCCAGCACCCATAAGGCCCAAAGGAATTTCGACTTTAATCATTTCTTCTTCGTTATCAATCATAGCATTGTAACGTTCGTAAGTTGTTGCTTTAGATACAGGTTTATAGATAGTAAGAACTTCTTGACCTGGAGTATTATCGAAAGTAAAGTATACTTGTTTAGCTTTGTTAGATGGGAAGCGAGATTTTACACGGAAACGAAGAGTATCGTCAGAACGCAATTTAAAATCTTTTTGAGCTTCAGAACCACCGATACGGAAACCATACAAAGTACGGCAACCGGAATTATATGCATCAGCCAATGTAGCTGTTAAGTCTACTTCACGTTTAGTTTCGCGATTATAAGTATCGCCATAAGTATATGTTGCATAAGATGGATCGTAAATAGGTACAGGAACACCATTAGGACCATCGAATGCAGTACCGATACAAAGCACTGCGTCAGTTGTACCGAATTGGCTGTCGTCATAAAGTTTTTTCTTTACAGAATTGACTTCGACAAACACACCAGGAAGATCGCGGAGGATTTCCTCTTTGAAAGAGTACGCCATTATTCAACCTCTTAGATTAATAATTATTTATCAAGATTTAATAGACGTTCGATAAGTTTGCGAGTAACAACAAATATCTTGTCTATTCTTAAAATGTAGCGAACACTTCTAACTGAATATTTTTCTCGATATTGAACATTAGATTCGTCTGTTAAGCGTTGATCATATAAAAGTTCATTTACGCCACGACTTTTAACATAACCCGTATAGTCATACATAAGTTCTTCAAAATCTTTTAAGACTTTATTAGCCGTTGCATAACTGCTAGCGAAGATATCGAATTGAAGTACATATTCGAATGCATGACGATATACTTCAACGCCTTCTTCTTCAATATTTTCTTTAACAGGATATTTGTTATCTGGACGATATTCAGGATGACCTGGAGCACGTCTAATAGTATTCTCCATTAATCTCGGTTTAATACTATTAATAGTTTTGCCCGAGATAATCTTAAAGAAAATATACGGATTATTAATTGGTCTGTCGCGATCGTTAATCGTAGCCCCTTCGTCTGGACTCATTTTAACTTGATCTTCATATAACGCTTTTTCAACTAATTTAACGAGCAACTCGATAAATTCATCAAAACTAATGGACTGTTCAGCCCTTAATCGATCGACTCTGCGTCGATTATTCATTAGCCTACCGGGAGCATTGACTACTGACAGGCTATCTTTTTTTGCTTTTATCTGATCGATTATAAATCGTTCGTCATGAGTAAGTTCGTCTGTCATTATAACCTCTGTTCCGCAGTATATGACTCTGTCGTGAATAAAGGATACAACGTATACCTAAGTATAATGTCGACCCCTAATCCATTTTCTCTTAATTGTTCTTCAACGCTATCAATATGATAGTCGTATAGAACAAATCCTACATTTTGTTTTAATAAGGATTCTAATCGGTCTCTTATCTTTAACAGATAGAACTTCCGATAATTTTTTCCTATATATTCATCGAAGTCCATTTCTCTGACTAAGTAATAAATAATACGCATTACCATAACAGATTTATTAGGATTCTCGCTAGATAGGTTAACTAAATTTTCAACTGTTGTACCGACTAATGAACTATTTCTGTAATAGACGACATTAGGAAGCATGTCTTTATAATCTAATATAAAGTCGGTGTCCTCATTTGATAAAAGTGGGTACTCGTTGATAGGCGTGGCGGCTAATTTTGCCGCTACAACTATATTACTATACTGAATATATTTTAAATTATTGCCTACTAAAATTATATTATCTAAAAACTTATTCTTATTATGCACAGAAGTAAACTTTTGTACGATAGCATCATAGTAATTATTAAACTCATCGATGTCTTCAAATAAAGAACTATGTTTATCAGTAACGATAATCATACTGCGATTCTTATAACAATTACTAGATAATACATTTAAATAGTAATCTGTTAAATCTTTATTATAACGATCAGTATATCGATCGGAAAACATTATTTTAGTCGGACAAATATATGCAAAATCATAGTCTATTAATTGATTAGCAATATTAAGAAAATCAGATATCGTTCGCATATTAACTAAATACACGTCGGGAGCCGAATAGTTTTTAGCTAATTTGTATGCCTGATACAAATCTGAATCTTTTCCATATTCTTTCTCGACATCGAACAATGTATTAAATTTTTCAATTTTACATGTCTTATTTGTCGATTCAGAATTGCCTATAATTAATAGACTTGTATGTTTATCATCGGATGTCATATTAACCTCCGATCAATGCTTTAAAGTTGTTCATAAAAGCTTCTGGGTTTCGTTTATAGTCAACACCATTAGCTTCATAATATACGCAATCCATAGTATTAGAATACCAATCCATTACGTATGTGACATTAATAATCTTATCTTTAAATACGATTATATCTCCAGGAAAAACTGGAAATTCATTACGAATATATATATCGTAACCGCGCATTAAGAATAATTTATTATCAGCATTGTCTGTAGAAAACAACGGCTGAATATGAGCACGTGCTTCACGTATTGAAATTTTCTGTCCAAATCCTAAACAGTTCGGACATAAAGGATCGCCTTCTTTAGCCGTCGGATCCTTACAAGTACAATCGATATTTCGATATGGTTGTACAAGCCATACCGGAACTTCCATTAATTGTATTAATCCATTAATTCGTTCATCTAAATTTTTCATTAAGTTTTCCTCAAGGATTTTAATGAACGTGATAAATCATCAAACAATGTCGTAGGATATGTATGTAATTTTTGTTTTTCTGTATAAGAACGTTTACCTGTTCTTGGTTCAGCTCTCCCCATAGTAAGATATGTAGGATCGACAATTAGTTTTTCAAAAATTTCCATTTCAGCTTTAATCATTTTGATAAGATCTGATAAGGAAGGCGCGCCACTGCCACTAGAACTAGATGAACTAGATCCACCAGATTCTGTCGAGCCAAAACTAATATTGCCGATATGACCAGATATCTTACCAGACGTAGAAGTCGTAACAGCATGCTTGCTTACAAGACTTAATGTTGCTCTTAATTTACAGAACTGTTGTAAAAGATATGGCAAATCGGCTCTATTTTCATAACCTGGAATTTGATCCAATAGAAACTGAGCAAACCGACTTGCTTCTTTTAATGCGTATAATACTTCTGTATCACTAGCATCAAATACATCGATTAGATAATTCACATCGCCGAGCGTATAAAAATTACTAATTTGTTCTGATGCTACCGTATAGACTTTATACTTTAATACTTTTTTACCGTCGACAGATTCAAGTTTTTTAATTCTGATTTCATATAAAGAATCAGGTTTAACACCGCCGACTGGTCTTAGTTCTAAACGATTACCAAATATCGTATACTCAAAAGGTTCTGCCATTAGAAATCCTTTCTGATGATTTCGATATTTTGTAAAATACCTTCATCTTTAATTTCAGCATTAAATTCAAACACGAAAGCATCGTTAGTACCTTGTTGTGGGCGTCTTGTTACTTCGAGTGCACTAATAATAACCGGGGCAATATTAGTACCGGCCGGAGTTTCATCGACTACGACACCTGGCGTTCCACTGTCATTAGCTCTAGTAATAATAGTACCGTCAGCTAATTTAATAGTTGTCGCAGAATTACCATTGCCATCTTTCATAATTCGTTCAATGGCTGCTTCAGATAATGACGTAGCTGTATTATTACTAGCCGTTACTTCAGGAGATAATCCTAATCCAGTAGCATTATTAACTTCATCGGCAGACATTGTACCAGACGGAGTCGGATTCGTATCCAAGTTGACTTTATTATTGTGCATGTTCCGTTTGTAATTATACGGAGCCCAAATAGATACTGGATTTATTTTATGAGGATCTTTTTCTGATTTTTCTAAACGATCAAGAACACGATCTTTTCCATCGTAAGTAAAAGTAGCTATATCAGACCATGCTCCGAATTCGCCATCTTTTTCGACACGAATACGAATATAATATTGTTTAGCATCTTTTAATTGAGGGAAACTGATACGTTGTTTATTTAATATTACAGTATCGATTTCACAAGGATCAAAGTTTTTATTTTCAGAAATTTGCAATCGATATTCTAATACAGGTTTACGTCTTTTATCTCGTAAGATTTCTTGCCATTCACATATAAAAGATCCATCGATAAGCTCATGATTTGCCGGACTAATAATGCGGACATTAGAATATATGTTACTATTGAAATATACGTGGCGAATTAAACTAGATTGTAATGGAGTGCCAACAATATCTTTAATAGTTTTATTAATATCGAGACGATATTCTTCATTAGGTTCTACATCGTCTAATACTGTAATAACAACAGTCTTCTTAGACGTACGATATTTTAATCGATAAATCTTTTGAGATTCTGCATGAACCATTGCGATTGTATCGCTGTCGACTGTATCGGGATCAACATTACTAGTAAAGAAAAGTTTAATTTGCTTTTCAATAGGATTTACGGCCATGTCGACCAAAGCAAATTCTTTAAACATAATCTTCCTTCTTATTTGCTAGCTTTTTTACGACCACGAGTTTTTTTAGGTTTATCTTCAGTTGTGGCTTCATCTTCCACTTCTTCTGTAGATTCTTCTTCCACAGTTTCTTCTGCAACGTCCTTCGCCTCTGTTTCTTCAGGAACTACTTCAGCTTTAGGTGTTTCTTCAGGTTTTACTTCTTCAATTTTAGTTTCAGGTGCTATTTGCAACCCTTCTTGCCCTTTTTCTTGCAGACCATTTGTGTTCTCCTTGTTAACTTTTTCTAAGTTTTCTTTAGCTTCAGCTAATGCAGCGTCTAAATCAAATTCTAATTCTTTAGAACGAGCAACTGTTTTTTCAGCAACGTCTTCAGGACGAATTAAACCAGATGCTACCATATCATAATTTGAAGACGGAATAAAACGTTTAGTCGCTTTAGAGTAATTAGCATTTTCTGCAGGAAGCATGCCGTTAACTAAAATCAAACGGCCTACTTTAACAGAACGACGAATATTTTTAAGATCCATATCGTCATAAATTCGACCATATGGTGCTTTACGTGTTAAACGTAGACGAGTCAATTTGTCAAAATAACCAATTTCGCCATGACCTAATTTTACGATAGCGATCGGTTCTTTTAATTTAGTCATTAAAATACCTCTTGTATATTAAAAAAAGGGGAGCCCGAAAGCTCCCCTTAATTACTCATTCAATTAACAAATCGTTAAGAATATTATTCTTGAATACGAATTGCAGTTGGACGAGGGAAGGAAGGCATAGCGGAAATGTTTTTAGCCACTGCGATACCTTTACCATTATCCATGATACCAACGCCATAGCGTTCTTTTGCTTTGATGATACGTACATCAGTTTCTGGGTTAGTCCATTTTTCAATAGACAAATCTTCACGTTGTACGATAGCACCAATGTTGTTGCGATCGATAGCGTACATATCAAATGTTTTGTTTTGTTTGTCAAATTTAACACGAGGGCTCAAGATGATGTTAACAGGCATAGGCAAGTTGAACATTGCTTGAGATTCGTTCAAGATGAATTTTTGAGGGCCCATGTTATTAGACAAGCCAGCGAAACCAGGAGTACCTTGAGTTGTGCCGAATGGGTTAACATTCATAGCACCCAAAGCACCGAAAGTCAAACCTTGACCTACCATTGCATTACGAGCAAATACCAACCAGCAAAGTGGATGCATGATAACGTCTGTTGGTGTCTTATCATTTGCCATCAATGCCAAGCACATAGACATGAAGTCTTCAACGGAAAGAGTACCGTTAGGAAGAGAATCTTCACCAAGACCACTTGTCATAGCGTCAGGATTTTGAGCGCCCAAAGAGTTATCGAATACTACGTGACCATGTTCAGAGAACTCACGAGCACACCATTCGTCTTTGTAACGAGCCATTGCACCGCCGATACGGGACAAGTTAGCTTCCATGATATCCCAGTAGGAATCCATAATAACTTCTTCAGACAACGTAACTTTAAGACCGATTTTCTTAGGACGAATTTCGATGGAGTTGTATTGAAGAGTATTGATTTCTACTGCTTCATCGTTGTAAGCACCAGCTTCGGAAACTTCGTGTGCTTGCAATTCACCGATAATAGGTACGACTACGGTACCGCTAGTTTTGTCGGATTGAATTTTTGTGAAGAACGGAGAGATAACAGATTGAGTGTCTTCAGCTTCGATCATACGAGTTTCGATGATACGAGGAACCAAATCGACAACGTCAGTTGTCATAATTGTTTCTTTGATGCTGAAAGATTTATTGCTAGGTTGTTTGTTCATACGAGCAACAACGTCTTCGAGAATATCATATTTTCTCAAAGATTCTTGCATTTTTTCAGGGGACCAACCAGCTTCTTGACCGGCTTTAGTCACTTCAGCGCGTTGTTCTTTAAGAGAATTAACAAATTCTTTCATTTCGATTTTCATTATATTTTAAAGCTCCTATTATTTTTGTAACAATACTTTAACAGAACCTACACAGCCTGCCCAATCCATGAATGTAGGCACGCCAGCAAGACCTTGACGGGAATAAGATACTTTTACTTCCGCTTCTTCTTTAGGAGCAGCTTTAATAATTGCATCAGCTTGTGTACGGTCGATAACACGCAAGCGGATCAAACCATTAACTTCGTTGAAGTATACTACTTCAAATGCATTAGCAATAACAGCACCTTTTACTACTGGAGTATAAGCAGAGTTATTAATAGAAATTTGTACAGAACCTTGTTCGATGAAACGTTCTGGAATTTGATAGTTAAAATCAAGATATTCTTGAGTAGGAGCAGCTGGATGCATTACGCCAACTTTAACGTCTTTAATAGCAGTAGTAGCTACGTTACGACCATCTGTTAAACCAGGAATACCGATGTATTCATAACGAGCGCCCAAACGGGAATCGTATACGTCCAATTTATTATTGGAAGCAGTCATGTTCAAGTCGTGATCAGAATACAAGGAATTGAATTCATAATTTTCGATACCACGGAAGTAAGCGGAATCATCGACTAAGTCTTCGCCACGACGGTATGTACGACCATAACCATCTTCAGCATATTGAGCCAATTGTTCTTGATCTTCGATAGCCCATTTCATCCATTTAGTGGAACCTTCTGGAACCAAGTTAGGATTTACTTCATGTACTTGACCAATGATTTGTTGACGTTCGAATTCGATTTCAGGAGCTTGCATAGTTGCCAAAGCAGCCTCGTCAGATAATGGGGATTTTACGATACGACCATTTTCGTCAGATTTTACAAAATCGCCAGGCAAGAATGTACCATAAGCACTACCCCAAGGGTTTTGCTCTGCTTCATCTTTGAACAAGAAGTGAGGCAATTCTACCATTACGTCAGTTTTAATAGCACCAGGAGTCATACCATTCCAAGCATTTTCGTCACGAGTATATTCGTTACGCATCAAAATACCTACAGGAACGTTACCGTTACGATGGTCCATAAGTTTTTTGCCGCCTTTAGTCAAAAGACCAGAAGTTTTGTCTTTATCAAGACCAGCAGCAGTAGCGATAGCTTTAGCACCGCCATTAGCAAATGGTTTATAATGATCGGCAGTATAAGCAGCTGCATCGACTGGAGTCCAATCAACATCAGCATTCATCATAGGTTTACCAGAAGCTTTACCAGATACGATACCAGCAGCACCATAAACATCGGCAGCTGTACGTAAACGTACAGGGCAGCCACCATTAGCAAGTGTCAATACGTTTAAGAATTTTTCAGGATTTTCTTTAGCAGCTTTAACATCGCGGTCAACAGCTACGATACGACCTTTTGGAATTACGACTTGGTTATACATTTCTGCATAGTTGTAGCGGAATGCTACAGGAAGACGATCATCCAACCAATAAGCAATATTGGAAGTGTCATGGTTAGTTGTATTCAAACGTACTTGTGTACGAGTTACACGGCGGTCATCGTTGTTGAACTGTTTGAAGCCCATGCCTTTGAATACTTTGCCATCAGCACCGCCAGTGAAATAATTAGCACCTTTACCAGGATTGTAATTTGCCATTTAAAATTTATCTCCTATTATTTATAGAAAGCGTTAAATACGTCAGTAATAGATTTAAGTTGTTGAGCAGCTTCTTTTACTTGAACTTCAGTAGATTTATTATTTTTAGCATTAGGATCGTTAACAGTAGAGTTAGTCAAATCTAATGTTTTAATTTTATCTTCGAAAGATTCTTTAACAGAAGCAATTTCAGACTTAACTTTTTCTTCGCTTTCAGTTTTAAATGTATCGAAGCCTGCTTTAACTTCTTGAACAGATTTAAGAGCTTCTTCTAATTTTTCTTTACCTTCGATAAGGGAAGCAGTTTCTTTACGAGCTTCAGATTTATAAGCTAGTAAATCATCAGCAAGGTTAGAAACTTTTGCAGAAAGTGCTTCGTTAGATTTAATAAGTTCAGCAATTTGACCTTTTAATTCTTCGATTTCTGTTTTTTCTTCACCTTTAATCTCTGGAGTTTCTTCGACTTCAGAAGTTTTAGTTTCAGGAACTTCAACTTCTGTAGCAGTTTCTTTGCCTTCGACTTCAGTTTTAACTTCAGTTTCAGGTTCTTGAACTTTTAATTTTTCTTTATCCATAGATTCGTTAGCACGAATATTCGTACCGGTTTCTCCTTGTTGCGGAATACTTAAATTAGAAGGAGTACTACTTTGTTGTTCGTACTCCCCATCATCATATACTTTAATATTCTTTGCATATTTATCAGAAGGAACTATAACATAAGACAATTCGATTGGGCTCATCGAAAAGAAATCCCAACAACATGTCTGTCCGTCATAACTCTCTCCTCTGACATGTTCACACGGACCTTCGTTAAGATCTTGTCCACAAATAGAACAACGAACGTCGTGTCCAGTCATACCAATGCTTACAGTCGATAATAGTCCAGACTTGATATCTTTTTGAGCTTTTTCGTCAAGAATTTTAGCCGTAATAAATAAAGCTTTAGAACCGACGAGTCGTTCGCTATCACCAAGTCTTGCATCGATCGCACGACCGATGATTTGGCCGTCTTGATCATTATGATGCATAATGATTGGAATATTATAAGGATGTGTCCACTCAGATAAGGAATCTTCTAGACCTTGATATGAATACCGAGTACTGTTTTTAGTTACGTAAGGATACGCATGAACAGCTTCGATTTCGACAATAAGTTCATTATCGGAACCATCAGAAGAACTCAGTTGATCGATAGGTCTAATAACAGACTCTTTTATCGTGATGTTTTCACTTGTAGGAGAAAAACCAATATATTCACGGAAGTCCATTATTTATCCTTTCATGATTGGTTTTATGCCGCACGTACAGTACGGGCTATAAGCTGGAATATCTTCGATAGTAATTCTATCAATGTTAAAATGGGTCATGCGGCCATTTTGATGTTCACTGTCGTTAAATTGAATATCGATTGCTTTTATACCGTCTTGTTTACATTGTTGTACGTAACCGTACCAATATGCTTTACGAGAGATATAATCGCATAAAAAACGAAGGCGATATTCATTTTTACTTAGAATGCTATCGATGTATATTTTATCTTTATTATTTTTGACCGCAGATTGAATGTCCTGCATTATCTTACTTATTTTTTTGACGAATAATCGTCAATCACATCGATGTTCGGAGTGATCTTGTCTTTATTAGTTTTGTTGTTCGCTTTAGAATGGTCGACACCTTGTTTAGCAAAGTCTAAAGCATACTCATGAAGAGCTTCTCTAAACTTATCGTCTTCAATAGTGCCACCATCTGTGAGTATATTACTGAGGTCTTTATAGAGTTTATCAACTTCACTAAAGTTTTTTGAATAATCGTCTAGATTTTGTTGAGTATTTAAAGATTCTTTAGCTTTAATACTATATTTATCTGTATTTTGATTTGTCGGATTAGCATCGTTAGAGAAGTAATCGTTAGGACCAGACGATGCTTGTTTGCCATTAAATTTACGATTATCTAAGCCATCATCATTAGAAGACGACTGAGTTTGTTGTACATTTAATGTAGCCGTAGCTTTAGCTGTTTTAATAGCAGCATTAGCTTGGGCATCGACAAGATCAAGCTTACATTTTTGCGTAATCGTAAAGGCATACATATCTTCTTCAGATACTTCGTTACTAAAGCCAAGTTCACGACGAGCTTCTTCGAGAGTAATAACATTCCCTTGGTATTTTTGAATTGTATTAGATTCGATTTTAATTTTAGTATCGATTGATACTTCGTTAAATTCGAATGCGACATAATCATCTTTATTTAATAAAGGATTAAATCCACCTTCTAATAGTAATTCTGTAAATAGATATTTTTCAATAAAATTAGTAATCACATTTTGGAATGCTCTTACTTCATCATGCATTAATGCTTCAGTGTTATCAGCAGAAGACTGACCACCGCCACGACCCATAGAAGATTTAGATGCGTTTAATGCAGAGAATACTCGAAGTTCTAAATACTCTAAAAATTTTAATAGCTGATTAGCTTGCATATTTGGTGTAATCGCTTCGATTGCTGTGCGTTCATTCGTAACGATAAACCCGTCGTTTGGCATTTCTTGAAATGCATCACGAGCATCGTTAATTTCTTTTTGCGTAGCATATTGACCTTCAGCCGTATTGCCTACTTTTATATGCAAAACAGGGATGGCAAAGCGATATAATATCGTCATTACCAGCCCTTCAGCTTTTCGGAGCATAGTTACATCTTCTAATGCCGAATAAATTCGGGATGTACCATAGTCCGCATTATTCATTTTGTCGATGTATAAATGAATTACGTCGTTTGGAGAATATTCCTCTTGATTAATTACATATGCATCGATAGCCCCGGCATCATTACGACGAATCGTTACGGATGCAGGATCGGCTAAAAACAATCCTGAAATTGCTCCACCACTGAAAATCTTTTCAGCTTTAAGACCAAATTTCTCAGTATTATTATCTCTAGTTTTTATTATATACGAATTTGAGTAAGTATACAAGTCCCTAGCGATAGAAGTTATTAACGTATAGAACGGAATCTTAGTTCTAAATTCAATAACCTTAATTCTGTCATTAACATAATTAGCTGCATTTTCGTTTTTAGATTTAATTTGATACCCAGCCTTAGTAATAAGTTGAGAAAATTTTCTAACGGCTACAGCTAAATAAGAATCTGTTAAGACAGCATTCTTTATTTGAGCTAAATCATAAGAACGTGCGCCGGGATTTTGCGCATTAGCATTTCGATATTCACCAAGTGTTACTGGCTTAGCTTTTAATGCCGACTGAAAATCTCCGGTTACTTTCTTATTAGTATCTAGCTTTTTTGTCGTTACTTTTTCGAAAAAATTAGTTAGACCCATTTATTTTCCTTGTACAAAATATATTAATATGAATTTATTATACCATACTAATATTACTTTGCAAAATTATTATAAATATTTTGAGCATATCCGACACGAGTACTATGAGCTACTACCGGAATATTTTCACGACCGTTACCGTCTTGGTATTCGAAGTTACCAGTAAAGCAACTTACTGCTTGTTCAATACTTTTACCATTCATGTGTTCTGGTTTGGCACCAGTATGTGTATTCATAATCTCATATTTAATCGTTGCTAATTGTGCTTCGAGATCGCTAGGTTGTTTACCAAGTTGAGAAGCGATACGTGATAATAATCCTTGACGTTCTGCATCGGTCCATTGAACTAAACCATAACCAACGCCAGGAGTCATAGAACCAGAACCATCTTCGGTAATGCCTAAACTAAATTGAGATTCTTGTTGAATATTACCCATGATACCGGCAATCGCATTATTGTCGTAGCCCATATCTTTAAAGAAGTTCCATATTTTTTGAACTTTATCATTACCTTTAAGATTAACAGCATCGACAGTACCATCTCCACCGCTACTCGACATAGATCCAGCACCGGGTTTAAGGTTACCATAATTACCTGTCGAAGATAAACCGTTAGCACCAATCTTGCCAGTTTCAGGAGCTAATGTATTTAAATAGAAGATTGGATCAGGTGTCGGTGTTTTTTCAAACGGATTAATGCCATTATTAATTAACACGCCTTTAGACATAGCATTTTCAGCTGTTAAATTAAATACTTCTTTAGTTAATTCTGCAGAAGATACTAATAATTTATTATACTGATAAACGGCGTTCACATATTTTTCGTCATATTTACCACGATAACTTCTTAACATATCGTTTTCATATTGACTTAACATAGTCGGGCAATATGATAAAAAATCATGGTTATAATATTCTTGACGAGTTTGCGCCGCTGCTTCGATAGCTCTCATAAATCGAATAAGCTCATCGGCTGAATATAATTTAGCCATTAATTTTGCTTTTTCTCTTATTAATAGATCGTTACGTACGATACTATCATGAGCTACTTTACATTTTTTACCAGACGTAGTCTTAACGGCTAATGCATCGAAAGCTAATAATAGAATAGTAATATCTTCGGCGCCACATAGTTGCACGGCATTAAACATTTTCGAAAGATAATCTTGAAGATAATCTTTAAGTTTTTCAATCCAATGCTTTTTAACACGAACTAAATTACGCTTTGTCCATCGATACACTAATCGATCTAATTCTTGTGATTTTTCTTGAGGCACATCGACAATTGGTACGTCAGGAAAATCTAAATCTGAATCGTCTTTAGGTAACGGTTCAGGATTAACTTTAGGTTCAGGTAAATCTGGTTCTGGTGTTGGCACCGGAATAAATTTATTAGGATCCTCTGGTTCTGGAGGCAACGGTGTCTCAGGATCAGGAGGATCGATTCGTATAATCGTATCAGTCGTAATCGTTACGATCATAGTTTCGATAATAGGTCGAATTGGTATTGGCATGAATGGTAAAAGATCATAGACCATCTTTAAATCTGCCAACAATTCGTCCGTTTCAGATTTTTTCTCTTCAGGTTCTGGATAATATGGTATCGGATCCGGAACCAAAGTTATTTTCTTTTTAAACTGACCATTACTTTCATAGTGCCGTTGTGGTTCTATCGATGGTCTATATAATATCTTTTTATCTTCAGCCATTAAAATAATGTCCTTTTAAACATTCCGCCTAAAGATTTTCTAGACGTACGTCTATTAAACGAATCGTTAAGTGGAACTTTTTCCCATGCTTCGTCTACTGATTCATATTGTTTCTTTTCATTAGACCATGGATTTTCTAAATCTCGCTTTTCATATAATGGTAATGAATGCCCATTATTAAATGAATACACGGCTTCGTACGATGCTTTTTTAACTAGCTTAGTAAGTTCTGGAAAATGTTCGACGAACGCTAAATAAGCTAAACCTAAAGCATCGACAAAGTGCTCGTTATCACTGTTATAAACGGGAACACCCGCTGCCGTAATTTTTTCGACACGATAATCGATTAATTGCTTATATATATGTGCGTCCCACGGGCTTAATATAAGATTACCGCGCTCTATTAATATCGATAACTGATTAATCATGAATGGTTTTAAATGTTTCTTTTCTAAAGTACCAGTAACGGGATCTTGTACATCGATTTTTTCAGAAAACATCCAACCTTTAACTTTTTTATCAAGTCCGGTTTCAGGATGCTGCTTACCGTAAATCTTTAAAGATTCCATCTGATACTCGCCACTTCCCCTGTCTATATAAATATAGCTAGGGTTATAAATAGCATTTAAATCAATTATCTTTTTAACAGCTTTATCGAATGTAAATTCAGACGATTCGATTTCTGTTCGATTAATAACTCTAAATTTATTAAATACTTGATCGTATTCAAGTATAAGAATAGATGTCGGAGCCTGAGACTTCATGTGTATTCTATCAAGATCGCTAATCTTAATACGTTTTTATACTGCTATATATTGCTATATAGATTAGACTATATCTTCGGCCTATTATTATAGGTCCGCTGGCCACTTCGGATCGCTTGATCCTACTCCTCATATGAGGATAGTCGTTGAACCTTTCTCTATTAGAGACTTGGCTGCTGATTGTCCATTAAGGATATTCCAGCAATTCAACCAGTTTATTACTTATTAATTACTTAATAAGAGGACTTTTTTTACATTGGAGAAATTTGTCAAATTTTTCTTTTTTACGCTTTAAGTAAATAGTAGCATCTTTATATAAATAATAATATAATAAAATTTTATTATCTGTATTATTTATTCTTAAACCATATAATTCATTTTTTTTGTTTCCATATAGAACATTTTTATTTATTTTATTTGATTTTAAATACTCATCAATTTGTAAACATATTGTTTTGCTACCTAAAAAATCTAAAGAGATTGAATTTTTTCTTATAGAACAAGATCCATTTCCATCAAAGTAACCACGAATAAAATGTTTAATCAACTTATCAGGAATTAAATCTTTTTTCATTTCTTGTCTCATAGATTTTCTAGGAACAACTCCAAGATTCATTAAATCTTCACATAATTTAGATGAATTAATTTTTAATAAAGAAATTAAAATTGGATCACCATTTTTACCACATCCAAATTGTTTATCTTGAATTTTATAATCAGATTCAATATCTTTTTGAAGTTCTTCTAATATATATCTATCTTGTGCCTGTAAATTCATTTGAAATCTATATGAGTTTTTATTTGTTCCAAAATAAACACATCCATCAGCAAGTATAAAACCTAAAAAATAAGCTTTTCTTTCAGTGTCTATTTTTTTAAAATAATTTTCATTATAAAAATGTTTTCTAGCTCCTTGGCTACCAGTTTCTGAAGTATCTATTCCGTGTTTTTCCAACCAAGCATATATTGTTTTTTCATTGCAATTTAATAGTTTAGAAATTTTATTTCCACTTCTATACTTATTGTATAATTCAGCCATATATGCTTTGTCCATATAAGGAGCTTTTTCTTCATATTTTTTTATATTATATTTTCTCAGCCAATATGTTACTGTATCTGCGCTAATATTATTCTCTTTTGCAATTTGACTATTGGTTTTTGTTTTAACAGCTTCTTTTAAATATTGTTCATTTTTATATAGCATAATAATTCCTATTATTTAAAAATAAAATATTAATTTATTATACTATTATATTACAACAAAAATAAAGATTTGTCAAAAAACTTTCCAATCAACTCCAATGATCCTAAAATCCCAGTCTACGCCCATACATCTAAATACATTAGGATAGTATGTAGTTCGTCCTTCTGGTAGTATATGTATTTCTTTCACATTACTATCGTCCATCATAGAACGAACAGGTTTATATTTATCTTGATCGAAATAAGCATAGTTATCGATTTGTGTTGCTTCTTCGACTTTATCTTTATCGAATACGCCGGCTTCTTCGACACCGAACTCTGCTAATACTTCGTGATCATATGCATTCTTATCGTATGTATTTCTAAATTCTTCTTCCATAGCATCCGACCACATAGGATTATGTTGTGTCGGGTGATAGTGCTCTTGGACAGTTATGTTACGATTGTAATCGCTACTTACAACCTTCTATGTATTACTACATAGCTCAGACTATATCTTTATCCTATTAAAAGGACATCTTCCGCTTCGAGTCGCTTGACCCTACTCCTAACCACGAGGATAGTCGTTGAACGTTTCTTTAAAAAATTAAAGATTTCGCTGCTGATTACCCGCAAGGGCGTTCCAGCAGTTCAAAAGATTTACAATTATTAATTACTTAATAATGAGGCCTTTTTGACCCTAGTTCCTTTTTGGTACATATATCGAAAAATTTCGATCTACGACCAGTTGGTGTAGAAGAACACGTCATACCGATAGTATCACGTTCCATACATAACGCATAAATTGTATCAAAGTCACCTTCGCCGAGATAATCCATTTCCATTTATGTTCATATTGATTCGCTACATCAATACCGTTAATTTAATAACTGCTCAATATTACTATTGAGATCAGACTATATCATCTATGTTACCTACTTCCATCGTCGATCGCTTACGATGTACTCCCATGACGGGATAGTCGTTGAACGTCTCTTATTAAAAAAATAAGATTTCGCTGCTGATTACCCATAAGGGCGTTCCAGCAATTCAAGTAATTTATACTGGACCAAATATTAATCCAGTGATATCCAGTCCGCTCTCCATCCCCGAATAGAGGCAGCACTCATACCAGATCCGGCACCAGAAGTAAAACCAACTATTTTAGAACCGTTAGAAAATTCTAATAAATGAGGATTAGTCGTCGATCGCGTTACTTCTCGTTTAATAAGTGCAGAGCTATCAATTTTTTGACGGATATTATCGAATATCATTCGAATTTGTGATTGATATGGTGTTACGAACATATGTATAAAGTTTTTACGAGTAAAGACATTAAATAGTGCTTCGACTACCATCGTTTCTGTCTTACCAGTATTATGTGAAATAATATCGTTAGCTACAAAGTTACGATAGTGTGGTACCGAAACATCATATGTTTGTTGTTCACCTAAATATTCAATCGATACGATTTTATCCCAATATATATCACCATATAATATATCGGAAATTGTTTCAAATCCTAAAAGCTCGGCAAATTCACGAGCTTCGTTTTTATTTAAAGTTTTAGATTTTAAGTATTCTTCGACAGATAATTTATCGAATTTTACTTTTTTAAAATTAGATGGTGATAATTCTTTAACTGGTAAATACGATAAGAATACTTTATTAAGTTTATCGTTTACTGGTTGATATTTATAAGAATGATATAAAGCAAACATTGACGTATGTGATTTTTTCTTTAATCGTCGATGTGTTTTACTATTAACGAATCCTAAAGAATACTTGTCGTTTTCTTGTCGGAATGTTGTTACGATACCATATCTTAACAAAAGATGTGCCAACTGTTTAACAAGCTTTTTACTTTTAGAAATATAAAGCATATTAACAGGGCGCTCTTCTTTTTCGTTAAAAGAATCTTGAATCAATTCTGAAATAAATACAGATAAAGCTTCGCGATTTAACGTAAATACTTCTTCAGGTATTTCCTTAATAATAGACTTATCTTTATTAAGTTTGCGAGCCAGAATTTTTAATTCAGTTTCTTCTATACTGTTATCACCAAAATAATTTAATTTAACTGGTATAGCTATATTTTCACCGACAGATAATTTAGATAATTCTGCCCATCCTAATTCTGTTAAGAATGGATGGTTATCGGTGGCGTCGATAGTTCTACCAGACGATGTCATAAGTCTATATACTGGCTTAATACCATTATCATACACTTTAGCATGTTGTGCAATTTCGACTTGATAATTATCGTCAAGTGCAAGAACTTCAAATTCTTCTTGAGAATCATATAATTCTTGTACTGTTTTAATTTTACCAGTCGATGGCATTTGGATTTCAAGATTACCAGTCACACAACGACGACCACATCGGAATACTTTACGAAGACTTCTGTCACGAAGCATTTCGGCTTGATACCAACGTGGTGTCCATGGAGCATATTTGTCTAAATCGATATTATAAATCTGAACAAACGACTTTGCCCACATAACTGGATCTCGTTTAATAACAACTAACTTGCCTTCTTTAGATAACTTAGCATAATCTAATTTAACTAGGTCATCTAACGGCATTTCCATTAGTTCTTTTACAGAATAATCTTGTTCTAATTTCATAATTATTTATGGAATGCTTTACCTTCATTACCCATCATAGTTGTTTGTAAACTATATTGAGATTGCTGAGCGATGGCCATTCCTGCCTGTCTCATTGTTGCATACTGTTGGGAATTTACTGGATTAGTCCAAGCAAATGGTCGATATGACTGTTGTGCTTCTTGACGACCTTGAGCAGCTAAATCATTAGCAAGTCCTACTAATGCCGGACCGCCATAATAAGCTCCTTGTAATAACATACCAGGAACAAAACCAAAGCCTAAGTTTAGTGCAGCGTCAAATGCAGCTTCACCAAATGCTTCGCCTTTAGATTTTCCTTCGTCAAGAGCACTATTATATGTCATCGTTGAAAAAATACCAGTAGCTACGGCATTGCCTTTATTTTCCCAAAGCATTTTACTCGCAGTCGACCCTTTACCTTTAATCATGGATCCTGCATACTTAATTGGATTAATCATCTATTAAAGTGTCCCCGGAGTTAATGTATTATTTTTTCTCAAAGCAAAATTAATATCGCCAGATGCACCCATATTATCGAATGCATTATTTGGTGTATTACCAGTACTAGAAGATGGTACTGGATTTACGACAGGATTAAGAGTGCCTAACGATGCCATATGATTTGTCGATGTTTGATCGATACCGGCTGTTATTGTATTATCGACGGCACCAGCTACAAATAAGCCACCGGCTAAAGCACCACCTTTTGCTGTAAAACCATAACGATTATATGTTTCGTAGGCATTAGGATCTTTTACTCTTACTAAATCCTGACGCATATCTTTTAGTGCGCCGATTGTACTATTAAATGGACGATATCTATTAAAGCCAGCAGTTTCATCAATTTGAGATGTTGCTTCTTCATTAGCTTTGGCTACTTCTGCTTGATTTTTTTGAACTTGATTTTGTGCTACTTGCTGAGTATTATCTGCTTGTTTAGCGATATTTGTTTCGCTAGGATTAACAGCTTTAGATTCTTTAGCTGCTTTTTCAGCAGCATCTTTAGCTCGAGCAACTTTACGTTCTTCAGCAAAAGTACTTTTTGGCTTTTCTTTAATTTTATTAGTAACAGCTGAAGTTTCAATATCAGCTTCTTTAAGAGCTGTTTTATAATTTTCAGCTACTCTATTTAATTCTAGTGTAGGACTATCAGCTTTAGCAACCATTGCTTTAGCTTTACCAAGAGCCCTAGTTATTCTCGATACTGGAGCAGCCATTTATTAAATACCTGGGATACCAATAATATTAAAGTTGCCGTCAGAATCTCGATACAATCCGCCGCCAGATGCTACACGATAAGCTGTCGAACCTAATGTTACGGCAGCAATACCTGTACGAACATGATCGTATTTAGCTTCATCAAAAAATGAATCAAGCTCTTTTTGTAAAGCACCGGCTTTATCATGATTAGCAAATTCTTCGACGAAATTTCTTTCTCCAAACTTTTCGATAAAAGCTTTTTTGCTCGTATCATTCATAGCTGCAAATCGTAAAGAATTGCCGGTACCCATACCATAAGCATAGCCTTCTACAGCCCTGTTAATAGTCCCCATAGGATTAATGGTTTCAGCAATTTTACCTTGAGGATTTAAAAGCTTTACTAACCCTTCTTGAGCAAAGCTAGAGCTTTTAACTGCACCGTTAGGCATTTCGGGAACTGCTTTTAAACCGCTAATTGCTACATCTTTAGCAGCTTGAAATGATTTAGCAATTTCGCCGACTGTTCCACTAAGTGCACTCATATTCATATTCATTATTCACTTAACCTCGACTCTTTCTCCGCTTCGATCTGATCTTGCGTAATAAAGAAATCAGGATCATTAAGCGATGCAAGGAGCGATGCGTCATGATCAACATCGTCGATATTATTACGAATTTTATCTTTGCGTGTCGCAGCCAATAAACTAAATACTTCGTCACGTTTCTTAGAAAGTGTCGTATATAATTCGATACCTTTAGAAACCATAGGTTGAGTAATTTCTTGACCTGTTTCTGTTACATTCGTGACGACATCGATAACTGGTTCGTAATCGCGATTGTTGATATATTGCATTGCTCTAGAAATAAGTAGGTCGAGCGTAATTAATTCGTGAACTAATACATTATCAGTATATGACGCAGATTCAAGATTAAATTCTTGTTGATACTGTGCAAATTTGGAAGCTATTAACGTAGTTTCACAAATACACGGTTCGCCTACCTTAACAACACCTGCTTTATGTAACGGATCGTTTTTATAAATACAATTTTCGCCTTTACATATAATTGGCATACGTGCATAAATAGCATGATCTGTTGCCAACATATGCATGGCTTTATTGTAAATCATTTTTCCTTCTTCGGTATATCCCCAAGAATTATAACGATCGACATATTGATCTAGCAGTTTTGTGAGTTCGGCTTCTTTTTTTGATAATTCTTTTTCAGACATATATTATAAGCCTCCTTCAACCTTATATATTACAAAGGTTTACGAGCTCTATTAAGCCGTTCAAGAATTTCCTCTTCCGTGATTTCGTCGTCTTCATGTTCTTCTTCGACTTGTGGCAACGGTTTAGATTTATCTGGTTCAGGGAATCCTTTTGCCTTAACATCTAAATATGCTGCTAATTTATCTGATAAAAACACATCGACATTGCGTTCAGGATCTTTAGATGTTTCATAAAAATAAATCAAGCCAGTCGTATCGATAGCTTCAAAGGCAGCTTTCATAAATTCATAAATATCTTCTTCGGTTTGATTGTCTAAAGACATATCGGCTTCACTCCAATGAGAAATGCCGTCCTGTTCATAATAAGAAGTAATAACGATTTCGTGTGTATCTTTAATATCATCGTCATCATTAGCAATTTCATCTCGATCATTTAATGTTAATACTTCATCGTCATCGAAGATATTATTCGCACCAAACGTCGGGATATTATATAAATTATATTGACCGTAAGCATCTTTAACAGATTCTAAATATGGGCCCATTTCACTATCGAGGATAAACTCCTCGTCGAAAAATGGTTCGCTTAATTTAAAACGATGAAGTCGATCCATAAAGTATAAAATAATATTTAATTTATACATATTAAGATCTTTATAATCTTCGACACATCGTTTACATACTTTTTTTAATTTAGTAATCATTATTCACCTTAACAGAAAAGACAGTATTCATTCATACTGTCTTAACATAATATATTATTTACCTGTACTACCAATACCGCCAGTTCTTTCACCGTCAGCATCGTCGTCGTCTGTAATTAAAAATTTATGAAATACGCCTTGAGCAACACATTCGCCTTTTTTAATATGAACGACATCGTCATTATGAGATAATAAACCTAAAGAAATTTCACCTTCATTAGATTCGTTATTATAGAAGTCACTATCGATGACACCGATACTATTAATCATACGCACACCGCGTTTAAAGGCAGCTGAAGATCGAATATGAAGATATAATACTTCGTCTTCTTCCATTTGTACTTTAATACCTGTAGGCAATACGTATAATTTATTAGGATATAAATCGACGTCTTCGATAGCAAAAAAATCATACCCTGCAGATTTTTTAGTCTTACGTTTAGGAAGTCTTACTTCGATATCTTTACAACGTGATACTACTTCAAATTTTCTCATACTATTCACCCATCAACTCATTTAAATCTTTGTTAAGCTCGCCAACAACATTTGCTAATTTCAAACATGCGAATTCTTTAGAAATAATTCCATGTTTAGCTAGTAATGCATATGCTTTATAATGATCATATGTTAAATCAGAACAAAATTGATCGACAATTTCTTGTTCAGATTTATTTAGATCAAGTACTGAATATACAATACTATCGCCAGGATCTTCACAAAAATTAATAATTTCGTTTGGGAGATAAATCACATATTTTTTCATTTACTAATCCTCGAGAAAGAAATACAAGAATATAACTATATATATAAATTATAACAGAAAAGTAAAAAGAAAAAAAGAGGTGAGTGGCCCCCGATAGGGGGACAGCTCACCTCCAATAAGCAGCTTAAAGATTTTAAGCTTGCTTTTTGCAATCCTTGGCTAATACTATTTTCTCTTGTTTATTGTTGATATCTTGAACTTTGATCCTTTCGGCATCGACATGTTCTACAAATACAACAGCCCTTTTAGAAAAAATTAGGATTTCGCCAGGAATAATATGTGATTCCATTTTATTTCCTGTATTTGAAATATACTAACAACGTTATATAAAATAACGTTACTATGATAAAGCAATATAGAATTGTATAGATGGTTTCAAAATGAAAAAATAATCGATTGATTAATTCTGTTAAAAAGATAGCAATCGATAACGTTGTTAAATATGTATTCATATTAGCAATCAGCAATATAATTTTTTAATTCATCTTCGGTATTTAATTCGATTTGTTCATTTATACCATCGAATACTAATACCATATCTTGATAGATATCGAAGTACCAAGTCTTATTATCTTTACTAGCGATGACTCTAGTACAGTGTCCTTTATAAGACGGAATAATATCTTCGAAGTTCTTCGTAATAATTTCTAATGCATTGTCCATAGTGAATATCCTTTCGTTATTAAAATTGGTGCCCGTGGGCTCACCGCTATTTCTTCGGTACAACTCATTATACCGGACACCAATATTATAATATTACCGTGATTTTTTAGCAATAGACACATGAGGGAATCGATTCTTAGCCTTTTCCTCTTCAAGTTGACGTCTAAGCTTTTGAATTTCCCAATCTTTTTTTGGAGTTAATGTATAATCATGATACATATCGTTAACATGATCACATGCTTTTTTTAATACTGTTCTAAGTCCCATAATACAATACCTCACATTAATTCAGAATAAAAATCTGCACTTAAATGATTATCAACATGTTTAATTTTATAAATATTTTGATTAGACGATCCTCTAAATTTTAAAGACGGATCTTTTAAAGAATCGACAAATTTACCATCAACTAGTACATCGACAAGTTCCAATAATTTTCTTTTATTAGGATCATTAATAATTTGATCGATCGTATATCCAGAATAGCACCAAATATCTTTATGTTTAAACCATTCTTGACCTTTTAAATATGTCTTAATAAAATCGACAAGGCCATCGACATTTTCAAAAGGTTCTCCACCAAGGATAGTTAAACCAGATACTTGTGGATGTTTTAAATAATTAACAAGTCTATGTGCTGCTACATCATCAAATAGTTGACCAGCTTCATGGCTCCAATATTCTGGATTAAAACAATTATGACAATGGTGAGAGCATCCAGTTACGAATAACGTAGCACGAATGCCGACACCATTAGCAATATCGTATTCACGAATTTGACCGTAGTTCATTATTTATCAACTACTTTCAATAAACCATTTTCACTTTTAATAGAGATGTGTGGAATTTCATAAATCTTAGCCGTATGATGTTCAATAATACAACCGCGATATTGATTCCAATCATTTAAGAATACTGCTAAATCTGCTTTTGCTAAGTCTTTAATAGAATCGCCAAGTGCTACTAATGGTTCTTTATCTTTATTACGAGGAGAATAACTTTCGATAATTTCAATATTTGTAGAGTCAAGATATTTAGTTAAAAATTCTTGGACTTCACGAATACTGCTTAGAATTTCTTCATGTGTTTTACCACGCATTGGTTGAGACAAAAATACTTTCATAATAGCACCTACTTAATAATATGTTGAACTTCGACAAAGATCATATCTTCGCTAATAATATTGTTATCGATATATTCTTGACGCTTTTCTTCAGCTTTATCTAATGATTCATATACACCAATTAATGGAGAATCAAAATCATCAGAATAAGCTAATAAAGCATAAATGGTTTCGATCATATTTACCTTCTTATAAAGATTGTCGATTGAAATTTCTAAATCATTCATAATATCTAAATAATCATCATCTGGCGCATAACCAGATACTTCTTTTTCTAAACGATTTAGTTCTAATGCTATCGACATTTTTTGATTGTATAAAGGATCATTTTTATCGATCATAGTTATTCTTCCTCGTTAAAATCATTAATATAACAAGTTCGAATAGCTACGTCTTCAGGAGCATATCCTTCTTTGATACGCTCTTCGATATCTTCTCGAGCATTAGCTTCGTTATAATATAGTGCTTCGATTTGACCATCGACCATAACGATATATACTTTTTCTGGCACTCAGATCATTCCTTTCTCTTGTAATGTATTATAAATTAATTCATGAATTTCATCGATTGATTTAACTGTATCTTCATTAGAACAATCGATTTGAACCATATTCATTTTATTGATTAATTTATATTGCGCTTCGTCAATTTGTCGCAAATAATCCATGTCTCTTTCATGGATATCACCAGTACTACCACCAGTTTTGCCTAAACGATTTAATAACATATCTTTTCTAACATATAATGGTAATGTTAAAAATAATACAATATCTGGTGTTGGTAAATCTAATAAATCATATTCAGTTGTTTCTAACCAACGTAAAAATGCTAACTGTTGATCATTATTTTCATAACGAACCATTTGATATAACATATTAGATGTTACATAACGATCACAAACTACAATCATTTCAGGATCTTCAAAAATAGATTTCCATTCTTGAATCGTTGCATATCGATCTAATGCAAAGAATAATGAAGCGACTTGAGGTTTAACAGATTCTCGATCACCAAAATCACCGTTAAGATATTTTTTAACAAATATAGACGTATCTTTGTTGTAATCAGGAAATGTTAAATATTTAACTTTTTTACCTTCAGCTTGTAATCGTTCGACAAGTTTTAATGTCTGTGTATTTTTACCACAACCATCTCCACCATCAAGAACAATAAGTTTTGCTCGTTTATTATTAAAGCTCATTAATGATTCCTTTCACGTTCTAATAAATACTTTATTCTATCTAACATCTCTAGTTCAGATCTACGAATTCTATCTTCCATGTCTAATAGAATCCATCGACGCTGCTCATTAAGAATCACATTTAAATCTTCTTGAGGAGTTATGACAACATTTATTAAATTCTCAGTTTTATTTAACAATTGTTGTAAAATTGAAATCTTAGATTTTTCTTCTTGATTAGATGTGTTAGCAACTTTGATTATGTCTTTAATAATATGATTCATTTCAGATACAGTTTTATTTAATTCTTCTCTTGTATCCAATAGTGCCTCCATATAGTAAAAGGCTGATGATTAAACATCAGCCTTAAACAAGAAATTAAACGAATCTTTGACAAGATTATTAATTGATAAATCATAGTCAGCCGATTCTTTATCTAATACAACTTCGCCACCAAGTTTTTCGATTAATTCATTAAGATATAATCGATTCTTAGCCATCGATCTAATAGCGTTAAGCATAATTTCTTTTAGATCGCTATATGCAGGTACTCGATCAAATCCAGATGAACTATCGACAAAAATAAATTCACGAGAATCTTCTTGTGAATCAATAATGCCAAAACATTTTTCATTATCGTCATTCATAGATAATCCAGTGAATTTAAATGCTAAATTTTCAGCATTTATAATACCGTTGCGATCATAGATTTTTTTGTCAGGATCAGCGCCAATAAATAACTCGAACAACCCTGGATTTCCAGAATAATTATTAACACTAATCATACCGAAGTCATTTTTTAAAGTATCTTTAATATAAAAAGCTTCGGTAGCACCTTTAGGAGCTGGTGCATCAGTTAAATCACCAGTATAAAGAATATTTTCTTTAGAATCAAAACGACTATTCCAACCGACATGTATATTCTTAGATGTATAATGTAAATCTAAGTCGACACAACCGTCTTCAGAATTTATCCAATGAATACCGACAATAGAATTCTTATCCATTTTATATCGAGTATACATCGGGATATTATCGATAAAATTCTTTTGACTTGTCGGTACGGCGTACATAATTCCTTCTGGAATATAGAAACGCTTACCTTTAATATTTTTACCAATATCTTTCTTAATAGAATTAAAGATTAAATTCTTAACTTTAAACGATGCTTTTGACGTATGTTCTTTAGTCGTAGAATATGTACGACCATTACGAATAACATACATCTTGTCGTTAGACTTAGCATTATAAATAGCATTCAATAAAGAAAACTTTTTAAATATCGTAACTTTTTCAAGTTCTTTCTTAACGTCTTCGATATCGATATTTTTATCGTTAATACGATCTAATACTTGAAGTTTATGAGGACGATTCAACTTGTTGGATAATTTTCTAGCTCTATTAATAATAGTAGCAGCATCTTTACCAGCATGTTTTAAAATAATCCATAACTTACGATTCCTGCAGTAATGTTTCAGCTGCCTTAATCACTTGTTCTTCGGTAATAACAGAAATACCTTTGTACTTGCCTTCTTTAATAACCTGTTTCATGCTTTTACCAATTTCATAATGGTCCATCGACTCAAGTACAATAGATTTTGCTTGGTACGGACCATAGAAAAATGGATTAGACGGTCCATAAAGGGCTACGATAGGAACACCCTGACTAATGGCTACATGCATAGGTCCAGAATCATTCGTAATCAGCAAGTCACACCATTTCATGGCCGCAGCTAAAGGGCCCAATTTAAAAGCACCTGTAGCCACGATTGGCGACGTCTTCATCTGTTCTACAACAGGTTTTACCATGTCCAAATCCATGGGGCCTCCAAAGAATACAGTTTTATACCCTTTATTACCAAAAGATGCGAATGCCCCTGCCATTTGAAGAGTAGAAACTCCATCGACGTTACCTCCAATAGCCGTTGTCGGTTCATCTTTTGT